GCTACGCTACGTTCAGAAAATGAATCGTTAGGCAGTAAAGGCGAAAACGGCTCTACGGCATCTTTGATTTCCGACCAGTCGGAGTCTTCGTACAGTCTCAATATCATATCTCCACCTCTGTTATCGCAGCTAACGCCGTAAATGGTACAGGGTCATCGGATAGAATGACTGTATAAGCGTCTTCGTTGAATCCGCCTTGAGTTCCACGGTTGTTTACGGGGGTGTCCCTTGAGTCCGTATTGTAAGTCGCTACTATATCTGTAAGGAATTCCGTACCGCTAATCTCCGTACCTGCAGAGCCTAACAATGACCTGATATAACGAATAGTTACCGATGTAACTCTTTTTATCTTAGCCTGTAAAGCGTGTGGGGTCTGTGGTACTGCAAGTCGCATACTCCTTACCTTCATTGTATATGGAAGCCCTACCTGCACTACAGACGCCCCGGTAATTACAGTTGCCTTTTTAAGGTCAATATATCCATTCGCATTAACTATTGCATCGTCAAATACTACGCCGTCAGCAAATACCGATACAGTCTCTCCTACAAGATGGTCTATTCCTGTATCTATGAACTCTACTTCAGCGCCATCATAAGTAAAGACGGAATCTATACCGAATATAGCATCCTCAATATCACTACCCCAATCCCTCATAGAGAAGAGTTCCGTATAGAAAACCTCTGACGTATCAATATTCCTGCGAACATTTACCCATATCTCGTCCTCAGACGTTCCGTGAATTACCGCTACGGACTCTACGTATCCGGTAGGAGTTTCCACCGCAGCCGAATTGCCGAATATCTGCCGGCCCCAGCCGGAGACCTCTTCTTTCGGCTCGTAAGTAAACGTAGGTAAAACTCCGTCTGTGCGCACTACCCATATTAAAGAATCGGGACTACGGGAGACTGCCATATTCGTAGGTGTAGAATCTAAGAGGCCATAGGCAAGAAGCGTGGCATCATCGACAACGAAATTCTCAGTTACGGAGTCGAATTTCATCGCTCCTAACTTCTTGCCCTGCCTCTGAAGAAAGAAAATGCTGTCGTTGAGCATTACCGGCTGAATCGAACCTGAACTAAATCCAGTCTGTGGTGTACTCTTTTTATCTAAAGGCGTTATCGGGTCTTCGGGATTCTGGGCGGAGAAACTGTATTCTCTGTTAGCAGCGCCTATCGCCATAACCCGCCTGCTCATCATCCACTGAATCTGAGATACCTCATTGTCTTTGACTATTGCGGTTACAGCTTCATTGTCTGTACCAATAGTAAAAGCCATATTCTCGTACAGCCCGCTCTGGGAAGACCATTTCCTATCGGGGTCGTTTGTGCTGGAAGCCCACCATAATCTGTCCTCGTGGAAGCCTACCGTTCTTGGGAAGCCCCTGTACGTTGACCACGCGCCTTCAGCCCACATAGAAGTCGTTGCAGACGTACCGGAATTATTAGTAAGAATCTGGTCAACAACGATACAAGTAACAACCGTAGCACTTGTAAATCCTGTAATCTTTACTATACCATAGTTAATTACTTCCTTAGCGGTAAGAGTACCGTTGATAGTATTGTCTGAGCGTGTCATTGCGTACAATACATCATCAGATTCTTCAGTCCACGAAAACGCTATAGCCCCCCTAAAGGAACGGAATGTCTGCCACGTACCATTGCCTTCCTTGCGCCATAACTGAGCCATTTTGCCGGTTGCTATCGGCTCAAAAGATACCGTGGCATTGCCTTTAATAAATATAGCACCAGAAGCATAAGTAGTCAGTGTGGGAACTACGTTTGTGTCCTTTGCGAAAGTGTCCGTATCGTTATTGACATCGCGCGTGTGCTTTACAAGCCACAAAGCACCAACTTGATTTACGTTAAACGGTTCGTTGTCTGTTCCCGTAGCGGTAAGCGTTCCTGTAGCATCTTTTGGGAAATAGTAATCAGCCTCAGCCGTACCACCTTCACGGGCGAACTGGACTAAAGAAGCGTCGATAGTATTCTCAGTTAGAAAAGGCCCGCCTGTAAACGGAACATCAACTATCGTCCAATCAAGATTATCGAGACGGGAAAGTTTCTTTGGAAAAACGTCATTGTGCGCAATATACATTACATCGGCCGACTGAGTGTAGTGAATCCCAAATGCTCTCGCAGTTGTATATGGCGATACTATCGAATACGGAGTAAGAGAATAAAGTGCCGCTATCTCCGTCGGAGTAAGTACATCACTAAAAATAGACACTTCATCTATCTTATCTTCCCAGAAGTTTTCATTTGCAGTATCGCCGGAATTACGTTGTGAGCCTATGCGTACTTCTTCTGCGCCATTTTGCATTGCCGTATAATCAGCATCGTTCGTGGCAGTGGAATCTACAGCAACACCATCAACGTAAAGAATTATATCATTAGCAGCAAGAGTTCTATCGGCGTGAGCAGAACAAATACAAGCGAAGAAATGCCAGCCAGTAGATATTGCATCATCTGATATTGCAAAAACCTCCAAAGCTGATGTAGTTTCTAAACCATTGCCGTCATTCCATAAAGCTGAAACATTCGCCGCAGTAAGTTCTATATCAAATAATGTGACATTATCAATTTTATCAGCAAAGAAATCTATAAGGGCAGTATTGTATCTGGCTCCAATCGCAACTCCAGCGGTCTTGACTTCCATTGCTGTATATGCGGAATCAAATCTGGTAACATCAGTAATAAGAATTCCATCAACGTAAAGTTTAAGGCCAGTTGCAACCTCATTACCAGCATAAGTCATTACAACAAAATGCCATCCAGACAATAATGCGTTATTTGTTCTTACAGTAAGTCCACCGCTGGAACTTTGGTCATGCAAATCTGCTCTCAATCGTTCACTACTATCAAGACTAAAATACCATTCTCTTTTTCCTGCATTAGAATCCCATTTTGATAAAATTACTTGGTCGCCACCAGTATTAGTTACATATATCCAGGCGGAAATACTAAAAGGACTGTCATCGGCGCCGTCACCAAAACTAAGTGCGGCATGGTTGGCTACTTCAATTGCTTGGTCGCCGCCAAAATTAAGACAAGCATTTATCTTTCCGGTTGCTGTAAAATCTGCGGTGTTTTTGTCAGCAGATACTCCGTCATGCGGTACGGCAGCGACAGCATCATCAACTGCTGTATTTGCGGCATCATCATTCAGGAACCATTGAGCAACCCTATCACTTTCTAAATTTGTACTACTATCAGCCAAATGAAGTTGTAATTTCCTGTCATTAGTTAAACTCAAACGCCATTCGCTTGTCGCTGAAGCATCTCGCCATTTCGATAAAAGAACTTGAAGGCCACCCTTGTTTGTAACTTTTCCCCAACAGGCAATACTAAATGGGTCATCATTTGCATCTGCTGTACTAAATGTAAAGTCGTCATCGTCTGTCACCTCTGCCGTATATTGGCCATCCAAATCAAAACATCCTGTACCGACTTTGCCAGTTGTACTCAACACATCTGTATTTGCCGTAGCAGTACCATTATGCGTAGCGCCATCATCATCAATAACAGTTGCACTGTCTAAAGCATCATTCAACAACCAATGAGCGATAATATTTCCAGTGGGAATAGTTTCTGTACCTACGTTGTCATTCACTATAGATTGGTCTTTATAGAATCTCAAAAGTAGATTAGACCATTCCAGAATCAAGGCATCGCCAACGGAAAACTCAAACGGGGTAAGGTTGGCTCTTGTCGCGGATATGGCTTTGAAAATAGTACCTGGACGCTTGACAAATCCGCCGTGAGGCAGTACGAGGGCGTTAATCAGCTTGGACGCGGCATTGTAATATCCGCTCAGGTCAGTACGACCATCCATATACTGACTAAACTGTCCTTTATTCCAGGCATTTTTTATAATTTTCGTCGGCATTTAGAAAGACCTGTATAACGCAGTAACTATATCAGGATTGCCGCTATCGGCAGTCCACTTTCCTAATACATAACGATAGCCTGTAAGGTCAAGCGTAACCGAACATATACGGTCGCCGCCGCCTGCACCATCTGCTACTGTTATCGTTTTCATATGCGTCGAAGTAACAACAGCCTGGTCAGCCCATAATTCAGTTGCGGTGGCCGATACTTGAGCCAGGCCGATAGTCCATACGATTGAGGCTATAAGCTGGGGCGGCCCCGCCTCTGCTGCGCCATAGACTTTCTCTGTTACAGTATCACCATTAGCGCCAGCCGTAACGTGAACGATAATAGAAAAGTTATTGACCTTTAAGTGTTTACCGACACCATCCAAGACCATCAAATCTACTGCGCCCGAAGGTTTGCCGGGAAAATATCCAGTAGCCGCAGCCAAGTCGGTGTCCGGTGTGTCAATGTCGGCTACTGCGTGGAATGTCTTGTATGACGACAATCCTGTTGTTAATGTTGCCATATTTATCTCCTTTTAATTCTGCGGTCTATATCTATAACCGCTACTATTTCTGTTCCGTGCCCGCCGTTGTATAGGGCTTTTACTTCGTCTATATTTAATTCTTGATTAAAGATAATTACATTGTCAATGAGACCGTTGGCATATTTTGTGTCATATCTGCCTATGTAAACAGGAGCAGTAAGATTTTCTACTGATATGAAATTACCGCTTTCACTGTCAGCATCATCAACCCGATTCCCATTCAGATATATTTTAATACCAGAACTTAGAATCCCTCCATCATAGGTTGCAACAAAGTGCGTCCATTTTCCTTCGTAAGAAGCCAAACTTGTATTATATAGTCTACCAATAGAGGCATTTTCGCTGTTGTCATACATACGGAAATTAATCTTTTTTGGTGTACCGGTATATATATTCCATTCTCGGTTTGACCCAACTTGCCATTTACTTGCCCAAACAAAATATGTAGCAGTGTGCATATAAACCCAGGCACTTATACTGAACGGTGTCAACACTGGAGAAAAATCTGCGTGGTCGGCTATCTCAATATGGTCATCTGTACCCTCAAAATCCAGACAAGTTCCCACGCCACGACTATTCGCTGTAGAATGAAATGCCGATGTCGCCGTACCACCTGCGTCTTTGATTGCCCCATTATGACTGCCTGTATCACCAATGATTGTATCGGTCGCAGCATTATCGTTGAGTTTATAATGAGCTATAATCACAAAATCCTCGCATAGATTTTAACGTCTGTAATCGTAGTCAAGGCCGTAACGTAAGCCTTTAGAAACTGGTACCCGATATTGTCCCATCCGACTTTGCACGGATGAGAATTACCGGAGTCGGCACGTAATATATTGTCTTCGGCGAGATGATAATTAGTTAATGTAATCGTATCCACCCATCTCCAGTCGCCGGATTCGACAATATCAGCGGCGCTACTAATTGCCAGTGAGCATATAGGTTCTTCACAACCACCGGGCGCAGAGCCGGTAAAAACTATCGTTCCCGTTCCCGCAGGTTTGGTTAAAATAAGAATTGCAAGTCTATAAGCGCGGGTCTCGTCCGCCACGCCGCCGAACTTAGCAGCAAGCAGGTTCATATCGCCAGAGGTCACGCCTAAAGGAAACGCCGTAGGAGCGGTAGTAGTCGTACCGCCTGTAACAGTCTTAATAATCGAGTAACTGCCAATAATAGTTTTTTCAGCTTCAGATTGACTCATGTTACGTAGTAATCTCCAGTCCCTCCCGATTGTCTCGCTGCGAGCCATGAAGAGCGAAAGTGAGGTCTTGGCTTTCCTTCGGCGGCATCGGCACTCCTCGCCTGCGGCATTACCAAACCTTCGTATTCGTTTATAAGCGCCTCTTTGTCTTTTGGTTCCCCACCTAAATCAGTTACTACCTTAGAAGCAAGTTTCAAAGCGAGGGCAGCTTTTGCCTTGGCGCTCCATTCGTCCATATCGGTCTGCTTCCAGACATACTCTACGAAAACAATATCCAAATCTATACCCCTTGCAGCAACATTGGCAGATGTTATATCGGCAATAACCGTATCGGATGTATGAGTAACAAGAACTTCGTAAGTCACTATCGAACCGATTATTCCAGCAGCGAGATTCCCAGCAACTATATCGTTAGCGACCGTATCAGATGTATGGTCAACCAAAACCTCATAAATAGTCGTATCGACCTTTACGTACTGGTCGTCGATATATGCCGTTCCCGTAGCCCACGTATCGGGCGTAACCGCATAGAACTGGCCGTCGTAATACTTTTTACTCGTACTCCACGAATCGGGAGTAGCGCCTGCGTCGGAATGAATATAATCACCCTTGACCTCCCACGGCGGTACGCCCGCCTGCCTGCGCGAAACGTCCGAACCTATACTATTATCCACCGTCAGGATACGAGCGTAATCAGTAGGTGTTGCGTACTTTCGGGTATAACCGAAAATAGGTCTGTCCGTGAACTCGTAGAGAATAACGTCTTTCTTGGCGAAGTTCCACGGATGGTCTTCGAGAGTTTCGTTCTGAGAGTCGGTGTAATATCTTATACAGATTATCGCCTGCTTGGAAGTAGTATCACCTTCTGTTACCGAATACTCTCCTATCAAGCCAAGGGCTTTGTTATACATTACCTCTGCATCTGAAAGTGCGATTTTAACCACCTACTTTCTAAGTATGGGGTGAGAGATTTTACCCCTCACCCCGTTAAGGTTAATCTTCGACAAGATAGAATGTCGCCAATACCAGAACTGTCGCAGCATCAATGTCTTGAGTTGCTATAGTTATCGTCACAACGGAAGCGGCTGTAAGCACGCTGTCCGAAGCGGTTGAAAGTGCTGGAACAAGTTGCTCTGTATTAGAAGACATATCCGTAAGGACACTCGCACCTGCAACGTCGGTAGTGCCGATTTTAATCGTTCCGACAGCAGCCTCGCCACCGCCACTCTGAGCGAAGTAAAATGCTAACGGCCTCGCTCCTTTAGGGAGTTTACCCATAGTGAGTACGGCATCTGAATGGAGTGTATCGCCAGTAGGCACAGTATATGTGTCAAGCATTACACGGAGTTTAGTACCCCACTCATTCGTACCATCGACAAAATCGGACATTGAACCAGTCTTGGCTGCAAGAGCCGCAATCTTGGTATAATTAACACCTGAAGCTGTTGATAAATCAGCCATAAGTAAGTTCCTTTCTTAGATACATTCGATTTTGATAATTTTCGATTCGTCCATGCGGATAGCATTCATTCCGACACGCGCGGAAATTTGCCATATCTGCTTCCGGGGAAGCCAGTCCACGTTGAAAATAGGACTTTCATGGCGGGCGAATAACATGGTTTCGTTAGTGAAAACAGGAAGCTCATAGACGCTGGTATCAACACCTACGTCATTAGTCGAACCGATAACGATTCGGTTGGTCTTCCTGAACTTGAAGCCCATATACTCGTTCACGACACCATTGACCAAAGATTTGAGCATACTGGTATCAATGGACTGAGTTTCGGCCTCTCTGAGCAAGTCAGACGCCTGCTTCGGTGCAATAGCGATGTTGAACATAGCGTCCGGGTCGTTCTCAAGCTCTTCGAGCGCCTGACGGGCAAGAATCAACTTCTCGATAGTCAGACCTGTCGATACCCCGCCTGCTGTGTAGTCGGACTGAGCATCGTGGGCTATCGTCCTGCCGCCTGTCGTGATTCTCGTAGCATAAACATACAAAGAGTCAGCGAGAATAGCAGTGTCATCACCGGGAGTCTTGCCAGCCTTTACATTAGCGAAGAAGGCATCGGTAATGGTCTTGTTCTCTTTTCTGATTACAGCCTTGGCAAGAGCCTTGATATAATCAGAAGTCGGGTCGGTGTGAAGGGCAATATCGTCTTCTTTATCGACAAAGATACCCTTACGTGCAAACTGGGGTGTTATCCACCTCTTGTTGTGAACCATATCTTCAATGGGAATGTCCTCGAACCGAGAACTTTTGTCGTCAAGCTCAATATCGCCGAGGAAGTCGTAAGACTTAAATTCCCCTTCGATTCGCTCTTCACGAACAAGACCCTGATAAATAGGCCTCCGCTCTTGAAGGATATGCTCGTACCCCGTAGTCCAGGCGTTATAGAACGCCTCTGTGTAACCACTGGTTGTATTGGTATTAGTGTTAATTGTAGCCATTTCTGGTCTCCAACAAAAGTAACATTTACGGTTTAACGCTCAGGTTACCTCGTTAGAGACCATCACTTCCAGCTTACGACTGGCAATCGAGTGGACTACCACTATCGACGGAACCCGTAGGTTTACCCGTCCTGTATTCTTTTCGGAGCAAACTCCGAATTAGCAATCATCATATTCAATTCCATATATCTTTTCTGTAGAACCTTACGGTCAGGATGGAATTTATTCTTAGCATCCTTCCATATAGGATTATCCATTATTTCTTTTAGTTCCACTTTTGGGTCTTTGGTTGCAGTTAGAGGTTCGTCGACTTTAAGTATTGCCCCTTCCTTCGTCCTGTTCTTAATATCCTGTAACATACCGATTATCTCCGGGTCAGACGCCAAGCCTTTCTTTTCAAGGGTCGTGTAAATGCCAAGCTCGTCAGCGACCTGCCGTGCCTCTACCATCATATTCTGATAGGCGACCTCGCCACCCGCCTTCACTACTAAAGCCTTGCGAATAGTTTCTTTTTCTGCCTCAGAAGTTTCTACCGCCTCAGCCTCTACGGTAGCCTCAGTCGCCATTACCTCTTTGATAATCTCCCGTTGGAACTGGACAAGACCTTTCGACTGTTCTTTGTTCAGGTTAATCTTTTTGGAAAACTTTCTGAACCTATCTATTAAAGCATCGTCAAAAGGAACGGCTTCGTCTGTTTCGTATTCGTATTCGTTCTCTTCGGGGACGCCAAGTTGCTGCCAGTATTTAGTCCAGCCGTCAGCGTCATCAGGCGACTCAGGTTTGAAAATATGTTCGCCACGACCCAAGACTTTTTCAAGGTCAGAGTAACCGTTAGCTATTTGTTCTGCTGTACTCCACTTTTTAGCCTCAAGTAACGCCTTAATAGACTCAGGCGCAGTATTTCTCTGTTCATCCGATAAGGGCATCCAGCCGGAAGGTTCCGTTCCCGGCGCATTGGTCTGAGCAGGAATTACCGGCTCAGTGTTTACTTCTAATAGTTCAGTCATTTTCTTTCCTTCTTAATTGCTTTAATTTACAAAAAATGTTGGTATGAAGATTATCGACTATTTCCTGAGCAATTGTTTTAATCTCTTTTTTTGCAAGAGAGGCTTTCAGGTAAATACCTTTTACATATCCCATACACCGCACAACCAAAAATATACAAGGCAAATCAACTACAATATGAGACATATCCTCTTTCGGGTCTTGCGAATGCTCCGAAAATTCAAATACAAGCCCATCTCGGCTAAGAGAAAAAGTATCAATCACGTTATTTTCCATCCACTCTCTATTCATTTTCTTTCTCCTTGTAACCTTCGTTTAAGTACCACATAAGGTCGAGGTACACTTTACGTTTTCCTTCGGCAAAATGAGTCTGTAATGCGTTAGGATTCGATATGCAGACTGAAGACACATTTACATTACACCCCTTCTCAAGAAAATTCTTCAATATCTTACCATCATCAGTTAAGAATA